ATACTGCTGACTGGTTTTCATTTAAAAAAGAAAAAGAGCACTTTGATCCATTTGCAATAGGCATCGATGATTTAAAAAAAGTAAGAGGTCTTGGAACTAACTTTAAAAGAAAAGTAAACAGAGATTTCTCTAAATCGTTTACTGGTCAAGACGGGGCGGCCACACAACAGAATTTAATGGCTCAAGCAATTAGCGGATATGCTATGTTTGACTTGATTCAGCCACAATATAATTTAGAGTACTTATCACAGGTATACGAAATATCAACATACAACTATGCAGCAGTTAATTCTAAGGTTGCAAACATTGTTGGGCTTGGCTACAATTTTATGGAGACAAGAAAAACCAATGATGCTATTGATGAAATTACAGACGATAAGCAGCTTGAAAGAGCAAGAAGAAAAATAAACAAGTTAAAGCAAGATCTACAAGATTGGCTTGACTCTACTAACGATGAAGATACCTTTACAGAAACACTAATTAAAGTTTATACAGACCTTGAAGCAACTGGAAATGGCTATCTTGAAATAGGAAGAACTACAGCTGGCAACATTGGTTACATTGGGCACATCCCATCAAAGACTATGCGTGTACGTAGACTGCGTGATGGATTCATGCAGCTTCTATATGGCAAGGCGGTATTCTTTAGAAACTTTGGAGATACAGAAACTCCTAATCCAATAGCAGGTGCAGAGGATAGACCTAACGAGATCATTCATTTAAAGAAGTACACACCAATGAATAACTATTACGGCATCCCAGACATTATTGCAGCACAAATGGCATTGACTGGAAATGAATTTTCTGGAAGATATAACCTTGACTACTTTGAAAACAAAGCGGTACCAAGATATATTATTACAGTAAAGGGAGCAAAGCTTTCACCAGAGTCAGAAAGAAAGCTTCTTGAATTTTTCCAGGTAGGGCTTAAAGGCAAAAACCATAGATCACTTTACATCCCATTGCCAGCAGATACACCAGACTCAAAAACAGAATTTAAGATGGAGCCTATTGAAGCAGGCGCACAAGAGTCTTCATTTAATGTATATCGTGAAACAAATAGAGATGAAATTCTTATGGCTCACCGTGTACCAATTAATAAAATTGGTACACCACCAGGAGTCAATTTAGCGGTGGCACGTGATGCAGACAAGACATTTAAAGAGCAGGTTTGCCGTCCAGCACAGATGAGACTTGAGAAGAAAATCAATGCAATTATTGAAGAAAAGACAGACGCTCTAGTTATTAAATTTAATGAGCTAAGCCTAACTGATGAAATTTCTCAGAGCCAAATTGATGAGATTTATCTACGTATGCAGGTCTTGACTCCTAATGAAGTTAGAATTAGAAAGGGCATGATTCCACTAGACGGAGGAGACGAAGTCATAGAATTAAAGCCACAGCAAGAAGCAGACCAAAGAGCTAAATCTACTGGCAATAAAACTAGAGATCAAGAACGTGCCAAGACTGCCCCAGATAAAAATGGGGAGGGTAGAAATGCCAAAGGCGACGGTCCAAAAGTCAAATAACTTTACTCAACTGCTATTTGCCTTTTGATATATATACCTATAAAATTAAGCATATGATTATCGAAAAGTCTAACTGGTCTAGTGATGGAGAAAAACTCCATCTCTCAGTACCCTTTACAAAAGTAAACCGTGAACAGAGAACTGTATCAGGATTTGCAACATTAGACAATGTTGACCAAACAGGCGACGTTGTTACAGCAGAAGCAAGTATGAAGGCATTTGAAAATTTCCGTGGAAATCTTAGAGAGATGCATCAGTCAATTGCAGTAGGCAAGGTTATTGGATTTAAGCCAGAGACATACTACGATCAAAAATCACAAACATTTTATAATGGAGTCTATGTAACTTCATACATTTCAAAGGGTGCACAAGATACTTGGGAAAAAGTTCTTGATGGCACTCTTTCTGGTTTTTCAATTGGCGGAAAAATTAACGAATCAGATAATGAGATTAACAAGGCAACTGGAGAGCAAGTAAGATTTATTAAAGACTATGATCTTGTTGAGCTATCAATAGTCGATTCACCAGCAAATGAACTATGTAACATTTTTTCTATTGAAAAAGTTGGTGGCAAGATGGTCTATAAGGGAATAGCAACAGAAGTAGTTGCTGAAAATATTTTTTATTGCGAAGAAAGTGATTCTGTATTTATATCAACAGAAAAAACATTTGACTCACCAATATCTGGAAAGCCAGCTACTCTAATTGGCTGGGTTGAGTCATCAGATATAAACAAGTCAAAAGAAATAGATAAGATTCTTGCTTCATTCAAGAAGACAAGATTAGCGTTGCCTGATACACAAATAGCAAAACAGGCAAACGTAGAAGGAGGTAATGAAGTGTCAGACGTACAAAATGAGACAGTAATTGAAAAATCTGTAGACGTACTAGAAGAAGCACCAGCTGTTGAAGCTGTTGTAGAAGCTATTGTAGAAGATGCTCCTGTAGCAGAAGCTGCAGTAGTAGACGCTCCTGCCGACTCCGTTGAAGAAGCAGCCACAGCAGAGGTTGATACACCTGATTTTGCAAAAATGTTGGGCGACCTAAAGGGCTTTTTCTCGGACACACTTTCAAAGGCTACAGAGGCAAATGCTGCACAAGTTTCACAGATCAAAGAATCTGTTGAAGCATTCAGCAAGAATGTCGATGTTAGAATTTCAGAGTTAGCAGAGAAGCACAGCGCACTAAGCGCAGCAGTAACAGAAATAAAGGGCACTATTGACGGTGTTCAGAAGCGTGTTGATGCCGTAGAAGGCGAAACAGCAATTAAGAAGTCTTCAGACCTCGGCGGGTCTGAAGTAGTAACAAAATCTAAATCAAAATGGAACGGTTCTTTCCTCGGTTCCGTAAATGAAATCTTTAACTAAAAAGGTAGGTGAAATAAATGAGTAATGAATTATTAGAAAAGGCAGCAGCAGCAGGTACAACAATCGCTGGTGGACCACAGTCCGCTAACGGTACCTTCGCATCTGCAACAGGTGGTTCAGGAGATCACGTTGCGTCAGAAAATGGCAACGGTGGTGTTCTAAACCCAGAGCAGTCAGCAAGATTTTTAGATTATATGTTCGACGCTACCGTAATTGGTAAGGTTGCACGTACGGTCCGAATGAAGTCTGATACAACAGAGATTGACCGCATGTCAGTTGGTGAGAAGCTTGTTAAGCTTGCAACTGAAGCAGAGAACACAGGCGTTAACGCACCAGTGACATTCTCAAAGATCTCTCTAACAACAAAGAAGCTTCGTTTAGATTGGGAGCTTTCAACTGAGTCACTAGAAGACAACATTGAAGGTGCTGATCTCGAAGATCACATTGCCAGAATGATGGCAACACAAGCTGGTAACGACATTGAAGATCTTCTTCTAAATGGCGATACAGCACTATCATCAGATGCACTTTATAAGTCATTTGACGGTGTAGTTAAGAAGGCAAAGGCTAACGGTCACGTTGTTGATGCAGCTGGTGCGGGAATTTCTCGTGCAGTGTTCAACTCAGCTCTTAAGGCTCTTCCACGTAAGTACAAGCAGCGTCGTACAGACCTCCGCTTCCTATCAGGTTCAAACTTGATCCAGGATTACTTATACTCAACATCACAGAACATCCAGAACGTTAACCCACAAGATATTGCTTCAGGCATCATCCGTGGTGAGGTTGCACCAGTTTCTGGTCCTGCAGGATATGTAGCTCCATACGCATTTGGTATTCCAATCGTTGAAGTTCCACTTCTTCCAGAAGTTCAGACAGGCTCATACTCAGGAGCATCAGGTTCACACGGTGACATCCACTTGACATTCCCAAATAACGTAGTTATTGGTATCAAGCGTGACGTTACAGTTTACCGATTCTTCTGGCCACGTAAGGACTCAATCGAGTACACAATGTATACTCGTGTTGGCGTTCAAATCGAGCAGGCAGACGCTTGGGTTGTTGTAAAGAACGTTAAGGTTGCTTCTTAATTAATTTAAGAATTAAACCACAGAAAGGCCCCCAATTAATTTTGGGGGCTTTTCATTTTAATTGACTAATGCTATAATTAAATGACCTACAAGAAGGAGAAATAAATATGTCGTTTGACACATTAAAAGTAGCCGAATTAAAAACAATAGCCGAAGATTTTGCGGTAGACACAGATGGCCTTAAAAATAAAAAGGATATCATAGCTGCACTTGCAGAAGAAGGAGTTACCTATTCAGTATATGCAAAGACATTGCAGACACTAGAAGAGGCAGCAGAAGAAATTGAAATTTTACCAAAGTTTGATCCAAAAGCACAGACAGAGGATTCAGTATTGGTCCGTATGACAAGAGCAAACTTTAGATACGATATTCATGGGTACACATTTACAAATGATCATCCATTCGTAGCAATGTCTGAAGAAGATGCTCAAAAAATCTTTGATACAGAGGAGGGTTTTCGTTTAGCCACACCAAAGGAAGTTCAAGACTTCTATAACTAAACGAAACGTTATATATGGCAGAAGTATATAAGAACAGCAACGCACCAGCGTCTACTAAAATTTTTTGGGGTGGCGCTATTGTTGATGCCGAAGGTGATGTACGTGTAGACATATATGACATAACTGAAGACCCAGGAATTTTGCCATCCATTAATCCAGCGACACCAATACTTACAAATATCTTGGCGTCAAAGTCTGAGGTTGATTATGGATCATATCAAATTAATATTCCGTACTCAATAACAAATAGAGACAAGAGTCTAAAGCTTGTCTGGAAGTATCAGATGAATTCAACCAACATACAGCATGAAACATTTGTTAATGTTGTAACACCATATGCTTCTCTTGCTGAAGTTATTGAGGACCTTGGTCTTGGAACAGATCCATCTGACCCAATGTATAAAAGCTATCATGAATTAGTTATGGCAGAAAAATTTGCCCGTAAAGTAATTGAAAGCTATACAGGACAAAGATTCTATTTGTACGATAGCACTGAATCTATATACGGATCAGGTTCTGATGTTTTGCCATTGCCATTTAAAATTAATGCATTGCATGAGCTATATGGAAATGATATAAAGCTTATAGACAATATAAATGAAGAAACAAATTGGGTATTCAATCCAATAATTTCTGAGACAGGCTTTGGATTAAGAATAGATAGAACTAATACTCTTGACAACATAACATACAGTGCAAATGGATTAATCCCGCCATCAATTAATGACACATATCACGGGGCTTTCCAGAAAGACGTTAAGTATCGTGTTCAAGGAAAATTTGGCTGGGCGGAAGTACCAGATAATGTTGAGCAGGCAGCCATCCAACTAATAGGAGACTACTTCTCTAAGGATAGAGTCTGGACAAATAAGTACCTAAAGAATATTAAGACATTTGACTGGCAGTTTGAATATGCGTCAGATGCTTACAGAGGAACTGGTAATGCCTATGCAGATCAGTTACTCTACCCATATGTCATAAGCAGCATGGTTGTTATATAATGTTAGACCTTATAGACTCAATACTGGTAATGAGATTGGATCTATACAGACAGTCTGATTCACAAGACCCAAACACTGGGGCAATACTAAAATCTTGGAATTTTTATAAAACATTAGATTGCCACGCAAAAGGAATCATTAGCAACTCATCATCAAGTAGCACAAATGATAGACAGGTATTTGGAAACAAATACACAAACCAGCAAATGATCCAGGTTAGAACGTCAGAAAGAATAACCTACAGAGAAAAGGTTACTAATATTCGTGATGCAAAAAACAAATCAATCTGGACAGAAATAGATTTTCCAACAGAAACCCCAACAGTTTTTGAGGTTGTTGGCTCAACTCCAATTACTGATCCATTTGGAAATGTGGTTGGATATAACACTACATTATCAAGGTCGGAGAATCAGCAAATTGGCATCTAATAATGTAGCGCTATTACAAGCAGCCAGCGGTTTAGAAAGACTTATGGTTGGCACCCCAACAAAAGGAGCAATTAGAGATAGCAATGTCGCACAGATATCTGCATTCTTATATTACCAAGCAAACGTAATGGCGGAGCTAGAAGCAAATGAGGCATTTAAAGCTTTGTTTAAACATACATTATTTAAGCAAATAGATAAAGACTTTGGGCAATACATAGACGCATTGTCTAGAACAAAGCCAAAAGCATTTCACCATGTTTATGAATGGGGTAAAGCAGGAAAGCCAGCAGCAAGACTTTTTAAATTAAGAACAATTGATACAACAGGACTTTCTTTTAAAATAGATTTTGATTTTAAATTATCTAAGACTTCTGTTCCATCAAAGAATGTAAAACAAAAGAAGAAATATATATTTGAAAATAAGGCTTCTGTTATGGAAGAAGGTATGCCCGTAATAATCCGTCCAAGGACCGCTGAAAGGCTTGTCTTTGAGATTGATGGTGAAGTAGTCTTTATGCCTAAAGGGGCCTCAGTGACCGTCAAGAGCCCTGGAGGAAGGGCTTCTACAAACCAGTTCAAACTTGCCTATAGTATATTCTTTAGCGGACAGCTTGTTAATGAATCAATTAAGAATTCTGGCTTTCAGCAAATATTTGGATCTAAGATTACAAGAGCCTTGGCAGTACCACTTAATATTAAAAAAGTTCAATATTCTTTCTCTCCAAACAATGTAAGGCGGCAGGCGGATATGGCATTAACACAATCATTTGGAGGGGTACTATGACAAAATATAAAGTAGACTCAATATACGAAATAAGAAAATACCTATGGAAAGAGCTGACTGAATCTGGCGTGTTTGATGCTAATGATTATTACAGCGATAACCTTGGCCAAGAAATAATACCTATTATTCCAGTACAGCAACAGCCAGAACTTAATCAATTTTTAAGCGGGAAAAAGCATATAGTCTACGATAAGATAGGCCTAACGTATGAAGACATATGGCTATTGTCTTGCGAAAAGATTATATTTACAATATATGCAATTGACGTGGCAGATATAAATGAGATCAGAAACCTGATGCTAGATGTATTTAGAAGAATGGATGATTCGGCCAGAGATGTAAATGAATTTAGCTCAGAGTCTAATTTGATATTCCATAATACTATGATCCTGGAAGCCTCAGCCACGGCCCCTTCAGAAGAGATACAGGGATTCTTTTCAGCAGATATTATAATAGAGGTCAAATATTCAAGAGTCACAGGCCCAGGCGGAAGATTTATTTAGGTTGCATTTGGGGGCATTATACTCTAGAATTGTCCTAGAGGAAAAGAGCCTAGCCAGCACTTTTGATTTTTATAAATCAATATATATATTTATTTAATAGGAGGTAGTAAAATGGCACTAAACGCCAAAAATATTCTAGTCGGTGCATCACCACTTTATCTTTCAACAAAAGATTCAACTGATGCAGCATACGTAGAAAACATGTTAGACAAGGGAACAGTTGCTTTCACAAAGGGAGCAAAGGCTGCAGTTGCACTAGATGCATCAGCAGCAGTTCGTAACGTAGGTTTCACAAACAACGGTCTTCAGATTACTTACAACCCATCATACGGTTCAGTAACAGTAGATCAGCTTCTTGATACAGCAAAGCTATTCAAGGAGTCAATGGAAGTTATGATTGCAACAGAATTAGCAGAAGGTACACTAGAGAACGTTATGGCCGTATTTGGTCAGGCGTCATCAACAAAGTCAGGCACACTCTCAAAGGGAGCATCTGCAAACGATAACGTTGACGAAGTTCTTGGCCTTGAGGCAGGTGCTCTTGGAGTTGCTCCAACAGAGCGTCAGCTATTTGCAATTGGACAGGCTCCAACTGAAGTAACACCAAACACAGAGCGTGTATACTACGCACGTAGAGTATTGTCTGTACAGCAGTCACAATTCTCACTTGCTCGTAACGCAGCAACAACATTCCCAGTAACATTCCGTTTGCTTCCAGACGGTAATTACGCAGGATCAGAATACGGCAAGATCATTGACCGTGTTACAAAGAACTAATTAATTAATTTAATTATAGTCAGTCCCCCCAGAAATGGGGGGATTTTCTATTTGTGCTGATAAAATCTATATGATACAATAATTAAGACTAGATCCTAGGAGGATTCAAATTGGCAACAACAGTATATAGCGTAGAAGAAATTACTCTACAAAATGGCGTAACCGTAAAGCTAAAGCCTTTAACAATTAAAGAGCTTAGAAAGTTTATGGTTGTTATCCAAAAGACAGCAGACGTAACTACAGAAGACGAAACATTAACAATCCTTATTGAAGCATGTGCAGTAGCACTAGAAAAGCAGTTACCAGACTTGGTAAAAGATGTAGATGCTTTTGAAGATGTTCTAGATGTTCCAACAATTAACCGCATCCTAGAAGTATGTGGTGGAATTAAGATGGACGACCCAAACCTTCTAGCGGCAGCGGTTCTGGCTGGGCAGAACTAGATTTAGCCGCTTTATTAGGAGAAGTTTTTCTTTTAGGTAATTGGAAAAATTACGAAGAGCTAGAAGAAAGCCTCTCAATGCCAGAACTTGTTCAAACATTTAAGTCAATGCAGAAAAGTGAGTCAGAAAAAAGAAAGTTCTTAGCAGCAATTCAAGGCATTGAGTTAGATGGTGAAGAAGAAGAAAACAAAGGTCCTACCTTTGAAGACATACAAAGAAGGGCACTTGGAATAGAAGCATCAGGAGATGATGTGGTTTCATTACAAGGCCCATTTGCAGCAGAAGCTGGCTTTGGTGTTGGAGCAGGATTAGGATACTCAAAGGAGTAAATTACTTGGCTGAACAAAATATTAATACGAACATAACTGCGACGGCAAACTTTTCAAGTTTAACAGCGCAGTTAAGAGCCGTAACCGCCGAGTTAGTTAAACTTCAAGCTACAACCATTGGATTAGATAGAAACCTATCTAATGAAGTAGGCAGAATGAATCGTTCATTTGCCGAAACAATGCGAGCAACTGGACAATTTTCTTCACACTTTGTAACACTTGAATCTGATGTACAAAAGTTTGGAAAGAGGCTAGATACTGGCCGAATGAAACTTGGCGAGTACTTTGGAGTCTGGCAAGGACACACAAGAAAAACAAGTACATTAATTAAAGATCTTGCTAAGCAGCAAGTATTAATGGAACAAGCTGTATTGCAACCCCTGGGAAGAAATGCCCAGGGGCAAATGCAATACAATGTCCACGTAGCTAATGGACTAGATCTTTTAAAAAATAGAACTGCTTTATTAAGACAAGAGGCATCAATTCTTAACAAGGTGATGCTTGATGGATCCAACCAGCTTATCAACTGGGGTAAAAATACACAGTGGGCAGGACGCCAGTTAACAGTTGGATTAACAGTTCCAATGATGGCATTTGGTGCGGCAGCACAAAAAGCATTCCTAGAAGCAGACCAGCAGCTAGTTAGACTTACAAAGGTTTACGGTGGTTTAGCAGAAACATCTTCTGCAGAACTAAAGCAAGTTAGAAAAGATGTCGAGGAGACAGCAAAAGAATTAGCGTCTATCTATGGTGCATCATATAAAGAAACAATCGCATTAGCAGCGGATATTGCAGCAACTGGCAAGCAAGGAAATGACCTGCTTGTATCAACGCAAGAAACAACAAGACTTTCTATCCTTGGTGAAGTAGATAGACAAGATGCAATGAAAGCAACTCTTGCTATTCAAAATGCATTTAAACAAAGCAATGATGAGTTAGCACAATCAATTAACTTCCTTAACGCAGTTGAAAACCAGACCTCAACATCTCTTGCGGATTTAGTTGAAGCAATTCCAAAAGCAGGACCAGTAATTGAATCTCTTGGTGGAAACGTTCAAGATCTTGCTCTTTATTTAACTGCAATGAAAGAAGGCGGAGTAAATGCATCAGAAGGTGCTAATGCCATTAAGTCATCTCTTGCATCACTTATTAACCCAACTAAAGTTGCAAAAGAAATGTTTATGGGATTTGGAATTGATCTTGGATCAATTGTAAAGAGTAATGCTGGAGATGTAACTGCAACAATATTAGCACTACAAGCATCATTAGATAAGCTAGATCCGTTACAAAAAGCTCAGGCAATTGAGCAACTTTTTGGAAAATTCCAGTTTGCTCGTATGGGAGCTTTATTTAATAACCTTGGAAAAGAGGGCTCACAAACTTTACAAGTATTAGATTTGATGAAAGCAAGCACAGAAGAGCTAGCAAGTATAGCAGACCGAGAATTAAAGGCTATGACAGAGTCTGCATCTGGACAATACAAAAGAGCACTTGAAACAATTAAGGCAGAACTTGCAGGCGTCGGTGATCAGTTCTTAAAGATAAGCACATTTGTATTAAAAACAATCAGCGGAATAATTAAGTTTGTAGAAAATCTACCAGGACCAATCAAGTCATTACTGACATTCCTTGGTGGACTAACAGCATTTGCAGGACCACTTATCATGCTTACTGGTGTGCTTGGAAACTTCCTTGGATATATTATCAAGGGAGTATTCCATCTAAAGCAATTATTTAAGGGTGGCTCAGGATTTAAATTATTAACACCTGAAATGATGGCAGCAGCAGAAGCTGGTAAGGTTGTAGAAAAATCATTCTTTAGTGATGCACAAGCTGCAATAGCATTAGAGACAGCAGTTAATAATCTTGCAGCGTCATTTGATAGATTGAAGGCAAGCGCATTAAATTCAGCAGTTGCAACAAGCTCAAGTATAAGTACAATGGGTGGAGCAACAGTATTGTCTCCAACAGGCGTTGCAGCAAATGCAGAAAGAATGGCAGATAAAGATAGCAAGTTTATAGGGGCTCCTTATAGCAGACAATTTGCACACACCATACCTGCAGCTATACAGCAGCCAGGAACCATATTTGGCGTTGTTCCAAACCCAGGTCCAGTAAATGTTAGAGTAAGCAACAACCCACAGATGTATATGGATCAGGATCTTCCAAGAGTTCCTGGCGTAACATCTATAAGTGGAGTTTCTACGGGAATCGTAGCTGCAGAAGCTGCTAAATGGCATGCTATGACAGCAGCAATTGCTACACAGTCACAAGCAGAGCTTTCATTATTAAAGACCGAAGTAGCAGCAACTGGCACAGTTACACATGAGTTATCTTCAGTATACCAAGCAATGCTTCCACAGATGCAACAGCTCACACAATTGGCTGCAGATGAAGGAGCTATGATTGTAAGACAGCTACAGCAAGGTGTAATCACTGTAGATCAAGCAAGAGCAAAAATTATTTCATTAAATGCAACCATTGAAGTTATGATGGCAGAAACAGCTGCACAGGTTGCCGCTGGTATGGGAAGAGGAATAAATCTAACTACAGTACCATTTACTAGCCAGCCAGTGGTTGATCCAGTAACTGGCAAGTCCAACATGAAAGAAATGTTCCATAAGCCAGAGACAGCAGCTCTTGTCGATAAGGTTGCAGAAGGATTAGGTGTTAGAACTTCTGGCGGCGGATACAGCATAGAAACAACTAAGCCAAGAATTATTCTTCCAAAGAGAGGTCCACTTAGAGGCTTTAATGATGGTGGATATGTATACACATTAGAAGATGGCCCAGTTGTACCTGGTGACAAGAGTGTAAACTATGACAACACAATGGCAAAAATACCAGTTGGTGGTTTTGTATTAAATCAAGATGCAACAAGAAATAATCCACAGCTAGTGGAATATGCAAAAAAGAGTAAGCCATATAACCGTGGCGGAATGATTGATGCAATGCTGACTCCATATGAGACAGTATTTACACCAGAACAAACACAAGAGATGTTGCCTATACTAGAGGCAGCAAATAACGGACAAAGAATTCAATTTAGAAATGCAGGCGGAATCTTAGGCGGACCAATTGTTTCTGGCAAGCACAACTATGGAAGATTTGATGCATTAAAGAGTTTGTTTAAAAGAAAGAAAGCAAAGTCAGCAGATGATTTAGCAAACCTTTCGCCACAAATAAGGCTTGGAAGAGAGCATAGAACTGACGCAGATGATGCTCATGATTATGTTGAAGGCGTATTTGGAGCTGCTGCACCAAGAAGAGGAGTTCTTGGAAATAAAAATGGATACTTCTTTGTTGGAAACTGGGGACTGAATACTAGAAAAACAACAAATTCAAAGATAAATGCGGGGACAGCTAAGCCACAAGAAATAATAGATGACATAATGTTCCTTCCCCCTTCAGAGGCACTACCAGCACTAAGAAGATTTTTAAAAGTAAATAAAATAGATGACGAGTTGGCTGATAGACTTGTGCTAGAGGCAAGAGACGGTATCGTATCAAATCTTGCATCACATGGAGACTCGCTTATTGGAGAAAGACTATTTGCACAAGCTCAACACGCAGAGTACCTTAAAATAGCAGATCAGCTAGGGCTAAGAAAAAGATATATTGATTCTTTAAATGTACCTGGGCAGAGAAGAGGGTTCAAAGATCCAGGAAACCACTCCTCTGGATTTCAGGGTGCAACAGCAATAAGTCCATATAGAACATCTGATCTTGATACTTTAATAACAAAAAATGAAGAGTTTGGTACAAACTTTATGGGCTCTTATGAAACATATAATCCTAAAGAACTAAAGATTAATGGTGAAGATGGAGCATTTGCTCATATGATGCTTGATGGCTTTGCAATGGGCGGAATCATTAAAAAGAGAAAAGCTAACTATGGAAGATTATTCCTTGGAATGCCTAAATCAATTAAGCAGGTTCAAGAGCAAAGAAAACGTAGAGAGGTTATGGAGCAGACGACAGAAGCAGTTAACAAGAGTCGTTTTGCAAAAGAAGAACCAACTAACTTTGGAAAGAAAGAAGAAGATACAAAAGGACACAGCTTCCCAGTTGAAGGAGTGGGCGGAGTATACACAAAGCCAGATGGAACAAGAGTATTTGTTAAGCCAGTCCTTGATGAAACTGCTGCACTTGCTGAGCAAAGATATAATGCAATACACCAAGGCGCACATAGATTAACACCTCCTCAGCAGGAAATAAGGGTAATGATAGACCCAACAGATCCAGCAGGTAAAAGAAAGCTTCTTGTTCTTGAATCACCTTATGATCCAAGATTTGCAAGCTTACCAAAAGAAATGTCAGAGCAGGAGTACTTCCAGCAGTTACTTGCATCAGCATTAAGAGGAGATAAAGACTTATCACCTGGCAACATTGGAGGAAGTTTTGTTGCAGACGGCGGAACTATGGGTGTATTTAAAACAGCTTCTGGTTTAAGATCATATGCAGACGATATGCCATCAGTTGCAGAACAAGCAAGAATTAATTTACTTGGCGTAAAGGGCGGAGCAAAGAGATTTTTTGCAGAATCAACAGTAGACATTCCAAGAGGAATGACCCCTCAGCAATATCAGCAATCGATGCTTAATGAAATTGATGAAGTCCTTCCTAGACTAAAAGAAACAATTGCTGGCTTTAAAGGTCTAACTCCAAGAGAAGAAGAAGTTTATGCTGCAATGATAAAAAGACTTGAAGATGCAAGGCATGTAAACTGGAAAGAGTTTCATGGCATACATTCAGCAGTCAAACCAACAGCTCCAAAATCATTAACACCAGCAGCGCTTGCTAAATTAGAAGAAGCTGCAGCATTAAGAGCAAGACAAAAAGGCCACGCTGTAAGCCTAAGTGATATGGCATTTAAATCTGATGCTAATGGATTTAATGGCGGTGGATTAATCAATGTTATTAAATCTCTTGCTATGCGTAGAATTGGTGCAGGGTTTGGCAAGAATACAACTGGCGGATGGGGAGTAACATCACTAGAAATAGGAATGGCAGAAAAGCTATTTGCTTCTAGCGGATTAACAAAGAGAACACAAAGAATTCTTTATGACAAGTTTGCAGAAGCACTTGCAAAAGAAATGCCATATGGCTATGCTAAAAATGCACAAGGACAATTATTAAAAGCACTAGAGCCAGACATTATGGACTCAGTCATTAGATCAGCTGCGTCTTCTACAATTTCCGCACCAGAAGGAAGAAGAGTATTATCTGCAATAGATAGAGATATTCTTAAGAGAAGATACACAAATTGGGAATCTAGAAAAGATACTCCATTAACAGAAGAGCTAAAGAAATTAATATTTGGCTTAGAGGGCAGAGAAAAGGGCGGACCTGTATCTGGTGGCACACCTTACATAGTTGGAGAAAAGGGGCCAGAGCTATTTGTTCCTATGAACAGTGGAGGTATTGTTCCTAACCATGCATTAGGCGGAATGATTAGAACTGGAAAGTATAATTATGGAGCACTAGGTCCAGTTGCAAGCATTGTAGCACAGCAAGCTTTGCCATTAGCTGCATTCATGTTATTGCCAAAAGCTTTAGAGAAGTTGGGAATCGCCAGCGAAAAATCAAACCTTATTCTAAATGGAATATTTGCAGTAATGACTGCTGGATCAATTTACAAGGGTGTAAAAACTGCAAAGGCTGCAAAGGCTGCTAAAGCAGCAGGTAGTGTTGTAGACGATGCCGCAGAAACCGCAGTAGCAACTAAGAGCGTTAGTAAATTTGCACAAAGCTTAGCCAAACTAAGATTAGTTGGAATGGCAATTCCTGGTTGGGGTAAGGTAGCAGTAGTAGCACTTACAACACTTGCAACAGTATCTTATGGAGCGTGGGAGAATGCAAGAAAGGCAAGACTTGCCTCTCAAGAAGCTTTTGATGTAAATGAAAAGCAAGCAAAACAACTTGGAATTGCATACGTAAGTTTAACTGATAAAATAAAAAAGGCAACAGATGCAGCACAAGCACAAAGTCAATTAACTAAGGTAAAGGCAGCGGGATCTACTGCAATTGGCGGCGGAATTAATATGTCCGTAAAAGAACTTAATGCATTACAAAAGAAAGCCAAAGAGACACAAGGCGATATTGTGTCTATGTTTAATGACCTTGATAAAAATGATGTTACAAAAGCAGCAACAGCACTAAAGGTTCAGCTAGTTGCAGCAGGAAAATCAGCACAGGATGCAGCAAGAGAAATTTACAGCATTATATCTATTTCAAATAAAGCTTCACAGGCTACAGAGGCTGTATCATCAACAGAATTTTTAAAGATAGTCGATAGAGCCTCAGCAGCAAAGGTAGCAATAGATACTTTTGTAAAGTCAATGAATGCTTCCGATGTTGATAAAAAAGAAATTGCAGCATCATTTAGCGGTGGATTAGATGCAATACAGCTTTATTACCAAAGCTTAGTAGGGGTAAAAGATGCTAGCGGAAAAGCAAAGTCACAAGTAGAAGCTTTAAATGACACTATAGCCCACATGAATGCCAACAAATCTAATCAACAAGATATTGGCGACAATATATTAAATACACTTATACAAGAAAACCCACTATATAAAGACATATTAAATTCAACTGATAGCATGGTTGATGCTTGGGCAAAAATACAGTTATATACAAATGGAGTCACAGCAGACCTTTCTGATATAAGTGGAGAAGAGGCTCAAGGACTACTACAGGTTGTAAACGCTATATCTCAAGCAGCAACAGAGATGACAACAAATGCTAATTTAATGAATAACCCAATTGATGCAATTGCAGAATACGGAGCAGCTGCAAAGAAAGCATACGATGATGCAAAAAAGGCATCAGATGATGCAACAAAGAATGCTCAAAAGAATGCAGATGCAGAAATAAAAGCTCTTGATAAAAAGATAGAAAAAATCAATGAAGAAGCAGATGCAAGAATACGTGCCATTGAAGATCAAGCAGAAAAGCAAGACTATTTAACAGAGGTTCAAAAAGAGCAACTAAACTACCAGCAAGCATTATTGTCTGGCGATATGTCTCGTGCAGCACAATCCCAGCTTAATATACAAAGCTTAACAAACGAAAGACAAAAAACACTATCAATAAATGCAATTCAAGATAAGAGAGATGCAGAAGTTAAAAAACTTGAGGCTCAAAAAGCTGGTGTTCAAGAGAGACTTATTAAGCTTCAAGAGCGAGCAAACAAGTTACAGGAAATAGCTAACGCTAAGCAAAAAGAATATGCGTCAGTACAAGCATTGCAGCAGAGCATTGCAACAACTTTATCTAAAGCAGCAATTACAACAGACGAAGGAACAATTGCTTTACTTGCTGAGGCACTTCGCTCAGATGTAGCTGCCTTAGCAGCGCTTGGATCAGATGGTGCAAAAGCTGCTAAAACCGTAACAAGCGGAGTTCCAACATCAAAGGGATCAACAATAGTAACGCCAGGAGGCCAGCCTATAGTACAGCCTGGTAAACAAGACTGGGTAGCGTATCTTAAATCATTAACAAATGATCCTGGTGGCCCAGCAAATTCAACAGTAGAATATGCTAAAACTTATTTTGAAAAATTTGGCACTCACGTTGAAGACTTTGGTTTGTATGTTAAAACATTAACTGGATTAGATGAGGTTAATGGAACAAGAACTATACCTTTAAGCAAGCTTCGTGGAGAAATTAAAAAAGACCCAGAAAATCCTAATGATTATAATAAAATGGAATACTTTACAGCAGATGGAAAATCTGTTGGCAAAGGAGCTAAAGGAAGAGCAAAGTACTTTGAGAACCCAGAAAAGCCTATGTCTGGAGAAGCTTATATATATCCAAATAGCAAAGTAAATCGTGGTGCGCTTAACGGAGTGCAAGACATAAATCTAGCACTTTACAATAAAGGAGTAAAAACTCCTCTTGTTCAAGACGGATTAAAATATGAGCACAATGGTTCTGTAACAAAGGGAGGAAAAGTAGTTGGATATTGGGGATACAATATTCCTAATGTTGGATTTAGATCCTATGCTACAGGAGGACCAGTTAAGAATTTTGAGTGGGGTGGAAATGTAAAGGGTCCAGGAACTGGAACATCTGATTCTATTCCAGCTTGGCTTTCAAATGGTGAGTATGTAATTAAAGAAAAAGCTGTAAAGCAATATGGAGTTAGTTTCTTTGATGGACTAAATGCTCAAAAGCTTGCAGGTGGTGGCCCAGTTGGATTAGGGTCACCCTCACCAATAAACTCAGGATATTTAAATAAAGGCGGAATGATTCCTGGGTTTGCAGAAGGTGGCTGGCTGTCAAGATTTAATCCATTAAATTGGTTTAGTAATGCAGGAAGTGCTTATGTTACTGGAATGCAAAACCATGGAGCAAAAAAACTTGATTACCGTGCACCAGAATACAAGACATCTTTAAGCCAGTCAGAAAAGAACGCTACTGCTTTAGAGGCATTAAAAGAAATTTCAATGTACAACACAGCTGGAAGAATTGCACAAGGCAACGCTGGAGCTATGGACTACGCATCTATAATTCCATTTATTAGGCCAACCAGAGCCATCAGATCTACTAGAAATAAACTAGAAGCACTTAAGCTTATGAAGCAGGGAGTCCATAATTCCCCAAATCCAAACCTAGCTGATGAGCTTTTACATCCACTCGAATACCAGGCTCAAAAAGAACAAACTTTAGGAAACTTTACACACTTTTCATCAAGCCCTAAGTATCAAGCTGGAAATCCAAGATACGGTAGTAACTCATATAAGACAAAGCTAGATGTTAAAGCCATAATGACAATATTAAAAAGTAAAGGGTTTGCTAGCTCTACAGATATGGCAAAAAAGTATGGTCTTACAGAAGGTATGTATGGAGTAAAATTTAATCATCCAGCAGTCCAAGCAGCTATGAAAGACGGATACATTGGAACCAAGTACATGATTGGCAATGAAACTGCTGGACAATTTGCTCCATTCTATACTGGAGTCAAAAATCATCCACTAGGCAGGATAAAAGGGTTCCATGACGGTGGTCCAGTAGGTCATAAGCACGACTCAACAAATGTGATGTCAGCGCCTAAATGGACAAAGCTTGATGGAAAAAAACATTATGTTTATGATAAGTTGAGTGGTGGATTTGGTATCAGTGTAATAGATACAAAGGGAATGACTCTTGATCAGCTTAATGCTAGATATATTGATAAGGGAGTTTATACTGAAAGCCAATCTAAAAATAAAAGTTCATCCAACAACTCTCCTTATTCTTATGGACCAGCAGTTGGAGATGGACTGTTTAGGGGATTCTCAGTACCTTGGCTTGACGCATTAGGTATAAAAGGATTAATGCAAACAGGAAATAAAATTTTTCGAGGAGGAAAAGAAAGCGAATTCTTTGGAAAACCAAATAAGGGTGACTATGCAAATGCTGCGTTATTCCCCCTCAACTTCCTTGTAGGCAAAACCAAAGCAGCAAAATCTATATCAAAGTACCCACTAGATGTTGCTGCACCATCTGCAAAGATGTTGGGATCAGCAGCACTAAGAGCCGTACAACAAACGCCTAAAGGCATATTAAATACTCTAAGGTCTGTGTTATGGAAAACAGTTGGCGCAACAAAAGTAGGCAAAGAGGCGTTGTATAAAATACCTAAAATTGCTGGCTTTAGACCTTATAGTCCAAAGGGGGTTCCATCTGTATTTACTAATACAGCCGATTATGTTAGAAGAACAGGCAAAAGCTTTTTTGACGATATTACAAATCGTCCTCGTATTCTACCATCTCGTACTGGTGCTCCTGGAGGAGCAAAGGCTTGGGATGATTGGGCAGACCTAAGCAATGTTGGTAAGACAAATCCTCAGGAAGCCTTTGGTGAACTTTTTGGGCTACTATCTAATTTAACTAAAGCGACAACTTTAAATCCTATTGCTAAAATTGGAAGCAAGGTAAAGTCAAAAATAACTTCTGGCATTGATGCTAAAAAGAATTCATTTAAATTCTTTAAAGAATTTATATTGCCAGCAAAATCTTCATTTAATCCAAAGCAAGCTATATCAAATTTCTTATACAGATACACCCCATATGGAACAATGAAAGCTAGAAAAATATTAGAAATGGGTGGAAGAGAAGGAAGCTGGTCACCTTCAGCAGTTGATCCAAGCTCAGGACCAGAAATGTTTGAAACACTTAAAGAGCTATCAATGCGTCCTTTTTATCATGGAGGCATACTTCCAGAAACACTTTTAGATAGATCAGTACCTGGTGTTTTAGGAAATGCAGTAGATGACATGTTTGCTGCTAAGCACAGCATGTTCGGAAACCTTTTTGACTTTGATTTGTTTACCACAGCTTCAAAAGGAATGTCTTCATCATATTCAAAAACTAAAAATACGGTTAATGTGTTTAGCGAAGAAGCTGGAAACATATATGAAATGTTTTTCAAAAAACTTACTGGAAGAAAAACTTTAGATTTACGTGGCGGACAGAAATCAATTTGGTCTCAAAGCAAAAGAGCCTATGCAGCTCTAGAATCGTTTTTAGCTAAAACTCACGGAATGGAAACTGCAAGACTGATGTTGGCAGGAGAAAGAATACCTGGTCAAGCATTTAGCTCACTTGGTAGAGCAAGAGATAGCTTCTTGCAAGGAGAGAATTTAAGGCTAGCTTTTACCAAGCTAGGTCCAAAAGGATTTAAATACCTTATTGACACAATAGTTCATGAAGGTGGAAGAAATACAAATTCTGTGTCCCACCCAGTTGTAGCATCTTTAGCTCCTCAAAAAGTAGTATCTGGATTTAAAAAGATATTAGATGGAAGAGATCTAGGATTTTTTGATTCCCTGAACTTAAGCAAAGTGGGATTTACTAAAATATCATCAGAATTAGAAAAAACACTAACAGAAATTGTTACGAGAGCTGCTGATCAAAAAGAAAGATTGGGTAAGGTTTTGCCATTCTTAAAGGCTGGGCATTTTGCAGAAGGAGGAATGGCTGGAGGAAAATTCAACATTCCTAAATTTGAAACTGGAATTAATAATGTCCCAGCAGATATGCTTGCGATGCTTCATAAGAATGAAGCAGTAGTTCCTGCTAACATGAACCCCTTTAATCCTAATGCTAATAATGCTACAATGGGTGGAGGCGTATATAACATTACAAATAATATTAATGGATTTGATGGTGACATAAATGCACTATCTGATATGGTTACAAGAAAAACAGTTGAGTCTATGAAGACAATGAGCAAGATATCAGTTAAATCTATGGGAGAAAGTAGATCACTAGGAAGTGGATTGGAGGTTAGAGCATAATGGGTTATACAAAATTACCTAAAGGCGTAGGGCTACAAATAGAGGGCAAGGATGTTCTTGCCACTGTACCAGGCACCACTTTAACTTGGCTAAAAATATCTGACCACAATAGATCAGAAATAACTGTAGGCTCAAATAGAATCCAGCAAGTTCAAAGAATGGCTAACGGAACCCTCAGAAAATTTTTTATTGCTGATAAAAAAACATTTAGCATGTCTTGGAATATGCTACCAACTACAAGAACACATACGGCAGACGGAAACCTTGGGGCAGAAGATCTAAGAAGATTTTATGCAAGCGAAGAGGGCAAGGGCACATTTAGAATACTATTAAATTTTGCAAAGTCTGGTGCCGCAGAAGACAATGTCAATACAGGAGAAGTATATACAGTATCGTTTACAGAATTTTCCGCAGTCTTACAAAAGCGTGGATTACATTCTTTCTGGACAATATCAATGACGCTGGAGGAAGTATAATGATTTCTCTTGCAACTCCAGCACAAACAGATGCCGTCACAGGAATATTAAAAAACAGATCATCAATCAATATATCAGTTGGCTGTGAAATAGAATACAATATGAATACAATGATAGACAATATATCAGTGTATTCATCAAACACAGATGCAGAATATACCGCTGGAATAACTAATTTTAAACAGGGAACAGCTAATCCATTTAAAAAGCTATTTCCAGTTGATTCTATTATAAAGCCATTTAGACCACTAAATTCTGGAGTCAAGTATTTTGTAGTACCATCAGATGGAACTAATTTTATATATAAAGATCCAAAAGCTACATACTATAATCTTTCTACACCAAGAGTTTATTATCCAGGTCCATCAACATTTTATAAATACTGGCTATCGCCAGAAGGCAAAGACTCAACAATAACAATTAAATATTCACAAACAACTGTTTCTATTATAAAAGCGGAGGCATCAAATACTGGTACAAGGTTCAAGGTTAAATATACAACCACAGTGCCACATGGATTTGTAACTGGCAATACAATAACAATAACTGGAATGTCAGACACAGCATATAATACAAACGGCAAAATTATAGAGGTACCATCAAGTACTTCATTTATTATAGAAAAGAACATAGGTAAGATTGGCTATCTAACATCTGCTGGAGTAGCCACTATACCAGAAACAAAAGCAGCGATTGCAAATAAGATATTAATTAGATTTGATAAGAATCATGCACTACCATCCGAAGTTACAGTTAGCATAACCTATAAAGATGGAGCAGTAAAGTCAGGAATAATGCCTAACTTTAGCACAGATTTTCCATCAGGAGAAGTATCTTTATATCCTACTGAGATAGATGAAAACTGGATTCATTTTACTGACAATATTTACAGGGCCCCAAAGTATATAAAATCAATTGCATTAACTGCAAAAAATCCTGGCGGAACAAGCGTCATGGGATTAATAGAGATTTCTGCAAGATGGGTAAAGGAAATAAGCCCACTAGTTGCAGGATTTTCATTATCACAAGAGTCTTCAAATTCATCTTCAAGCGACATCCTTCCAGTAGGAAAGCTTTCAGCAAATGTTCTTTCTTTGTCTTTATCAAACTACAATCAGAACCAGGTTATGATTAGATCATACAATAGAGAAAAGCCATGGACAACTATTGCCAATGGCCCATCTGACTTTGATTTCTTATACACATTTAAAAATGCAGAACTAAGACCACACTTTAAGATATATGATGGCTCAACAGAGTATAAGATTCCACAGGGATCTTACTACATGGATAGCTGGACAATTAATAACTTTGGCGACACAGATATAGTTGCCCTAGATGGCGCAAAGTATTTAATGGAATCAATAGCGCCAGACATGCTGTGCGAGACATACTCAGCAACTGCAATAATTAGAAGACTGCTAGACTCAGTTGGATTTACAAACTATAATATAAATATGGTAACAGAAACATCTGCAAAAGGCGCCGTAGTAATTAAAGACACTTCAATACCAACAATAGGATACTGGTGGACAACAGATTCAAAAACGGTATGGGAGCACCTTCAAGATTTGTGTAGAGACATACAGATGAATGCCTTCTTTGATCAAAATAATGTTTTGCAATTTTATACAAGAGATAAGATATATTCACAAACGGTACCAGTTTGGAATTTTTATGAAAAGCCAGAAGGGTCAGTTCTTCCCAACATTATTTCTTTAAGCCAAGAAGAAGTTGCTTCTGGAAATAACGTAAAGATTATATGGAATTCAATTGTGCCAACCCAGTATACTGGAGATGCTACAAAGCTTGCACAAGCACCAACGACTTTTTTGAGCGCAGGCGGACTAAAGCTAGACATATCAAAGGACACACCAGCAGATAATACAGTATTAGTAATAAATAATAATACTGTTGGAGATTCTTATAGCCAATATCAAAGCGGATTCGCATTCAGCGGATATTTTCTTATTGACTCAGAGGTAATTGAATTTGATGCATTAGAATATCAATTTATTGATTTTAATGATGATGAAAATATTGTTTGGATAGCATCACAAAATGATGTTAATAAGTATGTCTCATTATCAAAGCCAGGATTTGTTGATATCAATAATATTTTAGGAACAGCATATTTTAAGCCAACAGGTAGATATCGTGTTAAAACACGTGGAGCACTTGGCACATTGGCAGCGGATCATAAAGCAACACCAATGAATGTAATAGAATCTGGCGGATGGACAGAAAGAGTGGTGGAGTGGATATGAGACTATCAGAAATACAAATGATTGAAGATCCTCAACATACTGGACCAGTTATTGACATGTTATACTCATCATCAGTACATGAGATATCAAATAAAGATCTGGGGTTAGCTGAAAACTCAAATATAAATATACATATTTCTGTAAAAGAAATTGATCTAGGCATAGACCCAGACGGATATATTGTGACTCGTCAAATGTTTTCATCAGATGGAAAATCGCCAGACGGACCCCCATCAGACCTTTGGCCAGGAAGCACAACAAGAAAGTTAATATTTTATAAACACAATGTAACAAAATTAGTTTGTGCAAATAATTTAATTACATTCACTGCAAATGCACACAATTTTGCGGTAGGAGATTATGTAACTATAAGCAATACATTTACAAGATTTAATGTATCAAAAAAGAAAGTAATATCTGTAACTGCAAATACATTTTCTTTTGATGGAACTGGAATAACTCCTATAACAGAAAGAGCTACAACTGGAAAAGCCATACAGGATATAATTATAACTGGAATAAATTCTGGAAGGTATTATGATTTTAGAATTAATCCGTATAAAGGTAACCCATCTCTTGATGAGAACATAAGCAAGTACTCAGAACTCATAAGTAAGTACAAGACATCGTACTATTCTCCAATTGCAAGAGACAAAATATCTCCTGCCTCATTAGCAAATCAAACATCTGGAAAGTCATACTTAGAAATTTTTAATAATATAAAAAATAACACTTCTATTGTATATAAAGATTTTGACTCAATAGTTGTCCCAGCTATAACATATAGTCAGTACTACTTAGCACTACAACAACCTAATGGATATTATTCTTTTGGAACCACAGTTTACTTTGATACAGAGGTCAATTCAAATGGAAGAAATTCAGCAGGCCTAGGATTTTTTGTTTCAGAAAACGGGGGCAAAGGTTACTTTATACAGCTAAGCACAGAGGCAAATGCTTCTGATGCAAATAAAAAACCTCTTAGGATAATAAAGGTAGACGGATCAGAGCAAAGAGTTCTAAGTGATTCTCAAATAACTAGAGAGTCTATGTTTGCTGGTGTTCAGCAAGGAATAACATATGCTATTGATGTAAAGGTAAAGTACACACCATCACAAACAACTATAATATGTTTTATTAATGGCCAAAGAATTGTTGCCACAGACAAGGTTAGTAATGATAAAAGATTTCCAGGAACAATCTATCCTCAAAAAGGTGTATCTTTATTTACTACAGTAGGCAAAGCATTTTTTGATTACGTATATGCAGACACTATAACAGAAGAGCAATATAAAAAAGCAGAGTACTCTACAAATTTCTATGCAGGACAGTTCTCAAATGATATATTAGATTTATCATTTGGAGATTTTATATATAATTCTGTAAGCGAAGATGACGAAATTACAAAAAAGCCAGGTGCAGTAGAAGAGTTTGGATCCACAGTAAGAGAGATATATAGACTAAGTACAAAATTTGATGAACGCCCAGCTAAGCCTATTGACATATCTTTATCTTTAAATAAGTCAGCAAAGATATTGGGAAATAAAACGTCTGCTTATGGGACAGATATATTTGTTTTAAACAATTCATCTACAACAGTTCCGCTAGAAGATTCAAAGACCAACAGTCTATTTGTTTTTGGAAATCAAATAAACAAAACCCCAGATCAAGAATTTTCTACAGTAAAAGAAAATGACTACAAGAGTGACGAGCCAATAGTTTTTCAGTCTATGTGGCTACAAAATGAAAATGATGTAGAGTCATTGGCATACTGGATCAAAGATGCAGTTGTAAATAAAGGAAAAATATTAGTAGCAGAGGTTTTTGGAAACCCACTATTGTCTCCTGGAGATATTGTAAGCGTAAAGTATACATATCAAGGTCTGGACGGAACAGAGAAATTTATTATTACTGGCGTATATCACACATACAAGGAAGGCCTAACTACAGAAATTACCTGTAGATCATTAGGAACACAAATGGTATAATGATAAAATGACAAGAAATGACTCAAGACAACCAGTAGTATCAGAAAATGATATTGACTATACCCTATTTTTAAACAAAAATAAATTTCTTGTTACCAAAAAAGAAGCTCAGGCTGCATATGTAGGTTCAGATTCTGCCTATGATGATGGGTCAACAAACCCAAACCCAAACCCAAATCCAGAGCCAGAACCTGAGCCTGACCCAAAGCCAAAGCCTATAAAAAAAGATGTCCCAGATCTTAGTGACATTGAAAGCATTACATTTCAAGAAGACTATGACCCAGCTACTAAGCTAACAACCATGACGGCATTTATTAAAATTAGAAACTCAAGCGACAATAAAGAAAACATTGCTGGAGTAGATGCAAGAATATTTGATGCTGCTGCACCTAGAAATGTAAATGAGACACCATCTGGTAACCCACAAAAATTTATTGCGCCTACACCAACTGTACCAGCAGTAACATTTAGTAGATATGGAAATAGCAATACATCTCTTGCCTGGGGATGGAATAACTCAACAGGCTTGGGCTCATACGAGTCAGTAAGTTATGAATGGATAATTAGCACAACTGCTGGTAAAAATGCAACAGCGCTAGATAACGGAACTAAAGATTTTGTTGCCTCTGCTTCAAAAACAATTGGAGATAGTGGTAAGAATAGAACATATAGAGTGAGCTCATATGAAGGAGACACATCTGCAACAGCTAGCCCAAGGTGGCTTCGTGTAAGAGCAGTTGTAGTTGGAACAAATGGAAAGACATACTACTCACAGTATTCTACGCCAAAGTAATGGAGATAATATGATAACAGGTACATACATATATTACGAAGACGGCAAAGAGATAGGCCGTTCAAAAAATATTATAACAAAGTTTGGTAAAAGATATTTAACTAATCTTCTTGCTGGCAAGGTAGAAACAGCTGATAGAGATATGGCATTTGGAATAGGGTCAACTGCAGCAACGGCGGACGACACAAGATTAGAGTTTGAGTTCTATAGAATACCAGTAGGAATTTATAGCACAGATATACAGACTGATACAGATGGAACTACATATGCTGTAGTATATAAAGCAACATTGCCACAAGATGTTTCTGGTGTAATTTCAGAAATTGGAATTTATCCATCAACAAGAACATCTTCAAATAATTATGATAGCAAGTTTCTTTCAGAGTTTTCAAGTCCCCTAGACTGGGAAGAGATAGCAGGAGGCAACCCATCCCTTGGCTATGTAAATGGAAAAATTGGAGATACCACACTTGAGATGTATTCAGGAACGGGATCATCAAAAGAATATGTGACGTCAGTAATCCCAATTGATTTATCTGGATATTCAAAGCTAGACTCCCTATCTTTTGTTTATTATCAAAACGATTTAAATCTTTCAAATATAAAGATAAGATTCTATAGCGATGTTGACAAGTACTATCAGATACAGATAACGCCTGCAGGTGGAGTAGGGTATAAAATAGCAGACGAAATATACCTAGAGCAACTATTTGCGGGGGCAATAAATGGACCAGACATATCAAGCATTAATAGAATTGGAATAGTTGTAACACCAATTAGTGGACAACAGACATCTATTGGCGCAGACGGACTCAGAATAAACGATGAGGATACATTTGATCCAAACTTTGGTATTATAAGTAGATCAATACTTTCTTCACCACTATACAAAACAACGGGAAGAACAGTAGACGTAGAATACAGATTGGACCTAAACCTATAAAATGGCAGAGTATCAGGATTTACTTAAAGACACATCGCAGTCATATGACAACGGCGATTACTTTATTGTAACCATACCAGGCCTGATACCAGGAACTATTTATCCATTAGAGTTTAGATGGAAGTATAAGGATGGAACATTTGGAGAAGATTGGTCTGCAGTAAAAGTTATTACCGCACCTGCTGAATCTATTCCACAACCACCATCCCCAGCAGTTGTAACATACTCACAGGGAATCATTACAGTAAAATGGGACGGCAAAAATTCTACTGGTGGGTCTTATCCTGCAACATTAGATAAGATTGAAGTTTACATAAAGTGGGCGGCAGATGCAGATAACCTATATATTAGCAAAGGCTCAATCCCAGCAACAGGTGGATCAATAAATATACCAGTACTACCAGGTGACTATAATATAAAGCTAAGGTCAGTATCAAAAACAGGTGCATGGTCTGGGTTTAATCAAGTTGTAAATGTAACAGCAAAAGCAGATGCCCCAATAGTTCCAACATCAATTGTCCCAGCATGGTCTGGTACAGACTTTACTATAGGATTTAATTCTAATCCCGCAGCAACAGGAAATGAATATTTGTCTTTCTACCTAATTAAGTTAACAGCTAATGATGGTACAACAAGAGACTTTACTTTAAGAGCAACTAACGCTGCATCACAAAAGTTTGCTTTAAGCTTAGCAGAGAACACAGCGGCATTTGGTGTCCCACAGACATCATTCTCAGGCTCCGTATCCACAGTAGATGTATATGGCAATATTGGAACAGCTGTAACATTTGGTGCACATGTATACGTTAATAACTTACCAGCACCAACAATAACAGTGACAGAGGCAGTCGAAGGCTATACCGTAGCATACACAACACCAGCAGATAAAACATTTAGCAGCATTGAAATACAAGAAGTAGAGTCAACTGCAACAAATGACCCAGCTTTTGGATATGAGACATGCTTTTCTGGATCATCTAATCCAGTAGTAATAACAAGAAGTAATCAAAACAAGCGTTGGGTGAGAGCTAGATTTATTGCTAATAACGGAAGTGCTGGACAATACGGAACAGCAGTTTCTGTTACACCTAAATCAGTAGTTGTTGCAGATTTAATTCCACCAACAAATCCGACAGGAATAGGTGCGGTTGCAACAGTTGATGCTTACGACCAAACTGGATTTAGTTTGTCTTCAAGGATTTCTTGGACAGCATCAACAGATACTTCTACAAGAGGTTACAGACTTCGGTGGTCACCAGATAACCCAGCAACAGTGCCAAATCCAAATTGGGAATATGGATTTACAAATGCTAGTTCATTTACTGCATCTGGGCTTATTCCAAATGTAACATATTACTATCAAGTTGCATCTGTAGATCAATATAATAATACACAAACATACAGCGCAACCCAGACTTTCACAGCTGCAGATTCTGCTGCAACCGCTGTAAATGCTGCAGCAAGATTAAAATCAATATTAGCAATTGGTGGAGCAACAGGAGACCTGTTTAAGTTTGGAACAGGAATACCTGATTCAATTAATACTTCTATAACAACTACCCCAACAAATTCACCTTCACCAGTTGGCGGATATCATGGAATACTTTTAAATAAAACGGGAAACAAAAACAACTACTGGCTTACAACAGGACAATTGCGTGTTGGAACAGATACACAGTTTATGTACTTTAATGGAACAAACCTTTATCTTACTGGAAATATAAATGCAGCAAGCGGATCATTTACTGGTAGCGTTAATATTGCAAACGGTGGCTCATTATATTCTGGTGCAATTGTAGGTGGAAATTTATCTGGTGCTGGATATATATTAAATTCAAGTGGCCTTACATTTAACTCAGCAGGCACAAATGGTATAACAACTATTAATGGAACTACTGGTAAGCTCACTACAGCATCTGCTTCTATTGGTAACTGGGATGTAACATCAAGCGCCATATCAAAAACAAGCAGCTCTGGAACATTAACACTTAATTCATCGACAGCTCAGATAACAGCAGCTAGCTCAACGTATCAAGCTGGTATAGCTACACCGAATACAAACTCTCCATCTGACATTGTTTTCTGGGCGGGTGGATCAAGAAGCACATCTGCTCCATTTTATGTAAGAGCAGACGGATCAGTTGTTATGACAAGTGCAACTATTACTGGATACGCACAAGGCAACTTATCTAACTACGCAACAACTACAGCGCTAAGCACTGGACTTGCTGGCAAAATAAATGCAGCTGGAGCTGCGGCAGATGTTAATAGCAATACTACAACAATTTCTGGTGGCAAGATTCGAGCAGGTGTTATAGAGTCTGGTGGATGGATAGCACCAACAACTGGCGTTGGTGGAACATCTCCTTTCTCAGTAAGAGGAATGCAAATAGTTCTTGATGGTAATGGATCTATAATAGGACCACAATTTTATATAGACTCCAGTGGAGGCGCTAGATTTAAAGGAAACATAACTGGAGCTACTGGAACATTTAATGGATCAGTTTCTGGAGGCTCTTTCACAGCAACAGACGGAACAAATACATTAACAATTGCTGCAAATGGAGCAATATCAAATAGCTCTGGTAAGTTTAGCGTATCTTCTGCTGGAGTTTTGCAAGCATCCTCAGTAATAATTTCTGGTGATATAACAGCAAATAATATTACTGCTGGCAGCTCAATATCTGGAGTCACCTTTACAGCATCCAAAATGACAGCTGGCGAATCTGGCGATAGCTATTATTTTAATACAAGAATTTCTAAAAATGGTATAGAGTCCGTAGTTGTAAATGCAATAGGAATTGAATCTAGCAGAACTGGTGGAGTCTCAACACACTGGTATCCTTACTATTCTGGAACTACCGCTAACTTTGATCTTGGAACAATTGCATATCCATGGAACGATGGAAGATTTGCTGGTTCCATAATGGTTGGATATAGGAGTCAAGATGCAACAGGAACTACATCTCCTGGATCCACAGCAGGACCAAGGATTAAGCTAAATGCTACTGGACCAATATTTGCTAACACACTTGGCTTGGGCTCTGGAAATTCAATAGTTCAGGACGCTGGTTTTCTAAGAGTTCAAACATCCAGTTTAAGATATAAGGAAAACATAAATGAAATTGATAAGTCTGGGTACCTAGATATAATTAATTTATTAAAGCCTGTCACATATAATTATATTGGTGATACTGGATATAATGGAAACCCACGTATATTATCTGGTTTGATAGCAGAAGACTTACATGATATTCCACAGTTAAGAACAGTTGTAAATTATAACGAAGAAAATCAGCCAGACGGCATAGCATACGATAGACTTAATGCTTCACTAATTTTAGCAATACAAGAAATGTCTCAAAAAATAGATGCCCTTTCAAATAGGCTTGACGCCCTAGAAGGATAATGGTATCCTTATGATAAGTAGAAAAGGAATAAAATGGATAAAGCAGAACTAGTAGTACAGGCACTACAACAACGTATTGGAGAGCTTGTCTCAAATTATGAGACACATATAGCAATCCTTCGTGCAGAAATAACTAATTTAACAAACAAGCCTGAAGAAAATACACAGCAAGTAGGAGAGTAACATGGCAGACTATACACTTACACCAGTAAATTTTATGGAGGGGGAACCACTAGACCCTAATAAATTAAACATACTTCAGCAAAACATAACAAGTGTTTTTAAGCAGAATGCTTCATTGCAGAATGCGACAGTTGGACAGAAGTCTATTAATAGAGTTCCAATTATTGATGCTGGAAGAATACCTGTAAGTGGCGTACAGAAGGGCGTAGTAAAAGGCTTTCCAATAAACTGGCTGGGCTCCCAGCTATTTGATCTTAGTGGAGAAACAACGCTCCCATATGTTACAGCAATATACCATGGAAACATTGGTGCAGAAGGATCAAAGGGCAAAAACATTACAATTTCCGTAAACACCCTTAAAGATGATCCAAAGATATTTATCTATTCTGATACAAAGATTGATAATGGATTTATATCATGGCAAGCAGTTCAATTCAAAACGCTTAGCTAGTATTGACAACCGCATAAAATATGTTACACTTACGGTGTAACATCAAAGTCACGTACCCGTGACTTTTTTCGTATAAAGGTAAACAATGAGTAACGATTTAAAATGGATGATATCCTCTGACCAGCAGTTCCCTTATCAAGACGATAAGATGATTGCTCTATGGTTTAAGGTAATGAAATGGTTTAAGCCAGATGTGGTTGACTATTTGGGAGACACAGATGATCAGGCTTGCTATAGCAAGTACACAGAGGGACGTTCAGCAGAGTTCTTAAACTATCACAAGACTGAAAGCGGAGATCTCATTGTTCCTATGATGCGTCATGAAGCAAAGGGCGCAAGAGACTTTTATGCAAAGACAAGAGAGATGCTGCCAGACGCACAGCTATTCTCAGCACTGGGTAACCATGATATTAGAGTCTTTAATTATGTAGATGCAAAGCTTCCTGAGTATATCAGTGAGGTTACACCAGAATCCCTATGGAGCTTAGACTCATTAGGATATGAATATATTTACTATAACGAATTGCCAAAGCGCCGATTTGGAGATATCCATGTTCACCACGGACTCTCAATTGCAGCAACAGGCTCAGTTAGAAAAGACATGGAAGACCTACAGATATCTTTAATTAGAGGGCACTCACATAGAATTGCTTCTCATTTAGTTACATATGAATTAAGAAATAATGGCGAGGGTGAAACACTTCGTGGGTATGAACTAGGGCATATGTGTGATGAAAAGTCTGATGGTATGAAGTATATGCAGCACCATGACTGGCAAAAAGGATTTGCTATTGCACATATTGTAAATGACTATCCTCACATCAATATGATTCACGTTGCGCCAGACTACTCTTGCGTAGTTGATGGAAAGGTATTCACACTATAATGTGGTGCTCTAAATGCGGTGGAAGAGTTTTTGTAGATAGAGTATTTTCTCAAAAGCTACACATGGAAATGTTCTGTGTGATGTGTGGAAAACGCTGGATGATTAATAAAGAAACGAGTGCTTTCGGTAAATGGCTAGATCAAGTAGAAAACCTAAATCAAAAGAACTACGGTATTTCTTCTTAAATCAAAAGATACACAAGGTTATTAGGTCATCAAGATCAAAAGATGAATTAGTTGCCTGGTGTTATCCAGATAAAAAGAGAATGCTTTATTCATATTCACAGGTTAAAAAATATATGGAGACTGCCTATAGCGTAAAGCAGGTGGCGGCAATGCTTAATAGGCATAGGGTTACTATTCAAGATTATATCTTGGATGGTAAAGTAATCACTCCACAAAAAATTTATCCTATAGGAGACCCAGAGAATCCTAATTGGTCTAAGTATATGTTTAGCG